AGCAAGGTCATTCCGTTCGTATTCACCTTGTAAACATATGAAAAGATTACATGAAAAACTAACACATCTATCGATATGATATACGACCACGAAAATCCATTATCTGAAAAAGAGTTGGAATTGTTAGGTGAATCTAACTTTGATGATTTTTTAGATTATATAGACCAAAAAGCAGAACATCTTAAACAATTCACAAAACCACTAAGTTCATATCATACCAAACGATATGCTTCTTTAACATTGGCACAACAAGGTAAGCAAATTACAGATGAGGAGTTAAAAAAGGCAGAAAAGATTGGTAAACGTAATGAAAAGAAAGTGATAGATAAAATTAAAAACAAAAAATAAATTATGGCAAAGATTATAGGAATGAATAGTGGTGGAGGAAATACCCCACCACCCCAACAACCAAAAATAGATTTATCCAAGGCAACAGAAATGAAATGTCAAGAGTGTGGTGGTACTGTATTTATACCAGGTACTAAGTTCTTAAAGATTTCAAAAATGATTACAGGTACACCAAATGATGCAATAGTACCGGTAGAGTTATATCTATGTGGAGATTGTGGTGAGATAAATCAAGAGTTATTACCAAAAGAATTACAGAACAAGAATGAGTAATAAACTTTGGATATATGGTGATTCTTTATCAACTGATTACACACGAGTAATTGCTAATATCGAAGGTAAAACTTGGTATGAGTATTTATCAGAGCATTTTGATTTGGAAATAAAAAATCATGCTAAGAATGGCCATGGGGTTATGACAGTTGTTACTGAAATACTTACAACTCATAAACAATGGAATAGTGATGATTTGATTATTATTGGTTTACCAGATTTCTTTAGAATTAGTATTCCTCAAGTTGATAACACTATAACAATATCTGATTTACAAAATGATAAAGGTTTTAAGCTAAACCAAATAAACCAAGATATACAGCAAAATGGACATGATTGGGTTGAAAATAATTCTAAAGATATATGGAATGGATTATCATTTCTTATAAAAAATAATAATATTAATACTTTCTTTGTACATAAAAAAGAAGGTGTTAATTGTTTTAATTTATTACACGATGGTGATGTAATAGATTGGATAATGGAAACAAAATCATATATAACAGAAAATGATAAACACTTTTCACCAAACGGTGCAGAAGATTTCTTTAATTATATTTTACCTAAAATAAATTACAATGGCTAAATCATTATTTGACCACATAAAGGCAATTACTCAATTCCAAGACCCAAAATATTGGGATAAACTTGAAGAGAGTGATAAGAAGACATGGAGTAATTATATGATTCATCGTTTCTTATCTATGAATCCTGATTGGATAGAAGTTCTTTCAGAGATACAACCATATACACAAACATTAGAACCAAAACAACTTTATTTGGCACTAATTGGATTATTGCCGAAGGGTAGACATTATCTAAAATATACAAAGGGCAAGAAATCTGATAAATACGAACCATGGTTAGTTGATTTATTAAAAGAAGATTTAATGTGTTCTATTAAAGAATCAGAAGATTATTGTGAAATCTTATATTCAACAAAAGAAGGCAGAGAAAATATAAAATATATTTGTGAAAAATATGGTATTGATAAGAAACAAATAACTAAATTAAAGTTGAAACTTTAATAGAAAAAATTAGGATATATCAAATATTTTTCGTATATTTACATAGTAAATAAAACATAAAAGTATGGCAAGAGTAAGTTATTCTCAGTATGGTATGTATAGTTCATGCCAACAACAGTACAAATTAAATTATATTGATAAGTTAGGTATTAGTAATGCTAATATTCATCTTATCTTTGGTAGTGCAATGCACGAAGTGGTACAACATTTCTTAGATGTAATGTATAATGTTACTAAAAAACAAGCATTAACACTACCTCTTGAATCAATGTTACAAGATAAACTTGTAGAACACTTCAGTAAATATAAAGAGAAGATGGGTGAAGATGACCCATGTACTAAGGAAGAACTACAAGAGTTCTTTGAAGATGGTAAGGCTATCTTGAAATACTTCACAAGTAAATTAGATAAACTTTATACTAAAAGTGGATTCGAACTTATAGCAATAGAACAACGATTGAATGCTGAGATTAAACCTGGTGTTAACTTCATTGGTTTCATTGATGTACTTCTAAAGGATAAAACTACCCAAGATTATATTATCATTGACTTGAAAACTTCAACAAGAGGTTGGAACAAGTATCAAAAGAATGATAAGATTAAAACATCACAGATGTTATTATATAAGAAGTTCTATTCTGAAAAGTATGATATACCACTAGATAAGATTAAAGTAGAATATCAGATACTTAAACGAAAGCTTTGGGAAGGTGCTGATTTTGTACAACCACGAATATCTAAGTTTGTTCCTGCAAATGGTAAACCCTCGATGAATATGGCATGGAAGAACTTTATGTTCTTTGTTGATTCTGTTTTTGGTGATAATGGTGAGGTAATTCAAACTGATTTTCCTACCAATAAAGGCAAACCATGTGATTGGTGTGAATTTAAGCAAAGAGGGTTGTGTTCTGCTTGGAATTAATTTTCTGTTTTATATATTTGTATATATTTATACATAACAATAACAATAAAAAGGAGAGTTATGGCAAACACAAAATTAACAACAGTAAAGATAATAAAAGATGTTTATTCAAAATTTAAGAAAATTTCATTTGATTCAAACATTACGTTACAAAAATTAGTAAATCGTTCTTTAGATAAGTACATCGAAGATGAGACTTTTCAGAACGAAATAAATACTTATAGTGGGTTACAATCAAGTGGCTCGCAATTTTAAGAGAAAAGAAGAATTAATGGATACAAGTAGTGCAAGTGGCCCACAATTAAATTCCCTAAGAAACAATTTTAATAGTTTAGTTTCGAAGAAGAAATTTGTAGGTAACAGTAAGAGAGTTTTATGGGGAAACCGTAGAAGATTCTCAAACATTTAAAAATAATAATAAAGGTTACACATGGCGGAAAAGAAAAAAATTCTATTGTTATCGGATGACTTAAGAATGTCATCAGGTATAGCAACAGTTTCTAAGGAATTAGTAACAGGTACTGTTGATAAATACCATTGGGTACAGCTAGGAGCTGCAGTTAATCATCCAGAAAAAGGTAAAGAAATTGACTTGGGTGATGATATGAGAAAGTTAACAGGAGTAAAAGATGCTTCTCTTAAAATCATTCCTTGGACTGGTTATGGGGATGCTAATATTCTTCGTGAATTAATCATGAGACATCAACCTGATGCAATTCTACACTTTACAGACCCAAGATATTGGAGATGGTTATATGAGATGGAGGCGGAACTAAGACAAAACATTCCAATTCTATTTTATCATATATGGGATGATTTACCAGACCCACATTACAACAGAAACTATTATGAATCATGTGATTGGTTAGGATGTATCTCAAGACAAACATATGGTATCGTAAATAGAGTTGGTAAGATTGATTCAGAAACAATTCAACCCCTTGAAGATTGGCAAACATCATATGTACCACATGGTATCAATCCAGATACATATAAACCAACTATTGTACCTGAAGATTTCAGACAAAAAGTAATAGAAGGTAAGGAATATAAGTTCGTTCTATTTTGGATGAACCGAAATATTAAACGTAAACAACCATCTGATGTTATTTGGGCATTCAAGAAATTCGTAGATAAATTACCCGAAGAAGATAGAGATAAAGTGTGTTTAATAATGCACACTGCACCAAAAGACCCGAATGGTACTGATTTGTTCTCAGTTGCAGATAGAATTGCACCTGGTTGTGATATAAAATTCTCAACTGAAAGAGTTAATCAAGAACAATTGAATTGGATTTATAACATTGTAGATTGTACAATCAATATTGCTGGTAATGAAGGATTTGGATTAACAACTGCAGAATCAATTATGGCTGGAACACCTGCTATTATAAATGTTACAGGTGGATTACAAGACCAATGTGGATTTAAAAAGAAATCAACTAAAAAGTATTTAACTGCTGAAGATTATAAACAAATTGGTTCACTTCACAATTATAGAGAATGGGAAGATAAGTTAACTCATGGTGAATGGGTAAAACCAGTATGGCCTAGAGTTCAAACTATGGTTGGTTCTATTCCAACTCCTTATATAATTGATGATAAAGTAGATGTTGAAGAAGTTGCAGATGCAATCAAATATTGGTACGATAAATCACCAGAAGATAGAAGAGAAGCTGGTGCAATTGGTAGAGAAGAATTCATTGGAGAAATGGGATTAAATTCAAAAAATATGTGTAAAACACTTGTTGATGGAATCGAAACTACATTTAAAAATTGGAAACCAAGGAAGAAAGTAAACGTTTATAAACTTAGATAATGGCCAAACCCATCTTTATTGTAAGATTTCCTGGTTATTGGACACAAAAACAAGTTGATTTATCAAGAAGTGCAATCCATCAGAGAAAAGATTTGAATGATGATTATCATGTGTTAGTATTACAAGATAATGAGATACATTCAAGTACTAAATTCGAATGTTATAATTCACCACATGAACCCGAAAAGTTGGAAGAGATAATCAAATTAACTGAGTTATCTATTCAACGATGTTTAAGACAAGAAGAAGAAAAATTAAAAAAAGAAAATGAGTAAACCTATATTAGTATTTCAGGCACCAATAGCTACCAGAAGTGGTTATGGAGACCATTCAAGAGATATCTTGAAATCATTATTTGAGTTAGATAAATACGATGTAAAAATTGTACCAACACGATGGGGGAATACTCCACAAGACCAAATAGACCCACAAACTGAATTTGGCCAAAGAATTCTACAAAATATTATAACCAATCTATCAGCAAAACCATCAGTTTATATACAAGTTTCTGTTGCAAATGAGTTCAAAGCAGTTGGGGAGTATAATATTGGTATTACTGCAGGCGTAGAAACTACAATTGCACCACAAGAATTTATACAAGGTTCAAATCAAATGGATTTGATTATAACACCATCTGAGTTTACAAAAGAAATTTTAGTAAAAACATCTTATACTCAGGTTGATAAAAACACAAAACAAGAAATTGGTAAAATACAAGTTAATAAGCCAGTTGAGGTATTATTTGAAGGAGTTGATGTTTCAATCTTTAATGGCAAATCAGAATTATCTATATTAGAATCAGTTGATACTGATTTTAATTTCTTATTTGTAGGACATTGGTTAGCTGGAGAGTTAGGACATGACAGAAAAGACGTTGGAATGATGATTAAAACATTCTGTACAGTTTTCAAATCATTACCAAAGAACAAACAACCTGGTCTTATTCTTAAAACATCTCATGCTGGATTTTCTGTTACAGAAAGAGAAGATACTTCTAATAAAATAAAAGAACTAACAAATGAATTTGGTGATAAGTGCCCTCCTATACATTTGGTATGGGGAGATTTATCAGAGAGTGAATTAAACTCACTCTACAACGATGATAAAGTTAAAGCTATGTTGATGTTCACTAAGGGTGAAGGATATGGTAGACCTCTTGCAGAGTTCTCTACAACAGGTAAACCAATTGTAGTTTCTGATTGGAGTGGGTATAAAGATTTCTTACCAAAAGAAAATACAGTTTACCTAGAAGGTGAATTAAAAGAAGTACATAAATCATCACAAAACAAGTTTTTATTAAAAGAATCTAAGTGGTTTTATGTTGATTATTCAAAAGCTGCATCTAAGATATTTGATGTGTATAATAACTACAAAAAATATTCAAAAGAATCACAAGGATTAAAATCTAATATCAATAAAAACTTTACGTTAGAAAATATGACAAGTAAATTAGGTCAAATACTTGACAAATATGTTAAGATTACAAAGCATATTGAACTTAAATTACCAACTATAAAGAAATTATAATGGCATTCACAAATCAATATAAACAATTTCTAAGACCTGAAAGACGAGTATCTAAGGGATTAATAAAACCAAGAAACATTTATAGGATAACAACTTATAAAGGTGGTGAACCTGCAACTAAGAGTGGAGATGATGCAAGATATGTATTTGTTATTGGTAAGATAGGTGATAAATTACATTGTTTAAAATTGAATTCAATCAAACCATCTGATTTTACAAACTTTATTTCTAAGTTACGAGATAGGAGAATACCATTAGCAATGGATACTATGTTACATTTATTTCTAACAAAGTTTTCTGGAACAGGAAATGATTTATTTTTAACGAAAATAAAAAATAATACTAAAATATATAATCCAAAACTAAAAAATTACAGAACTTATTTTATTAGTAAAATCCAAAATGTATTTGAAATTAGATTTGAACAAGAGGTATTAGAAGGATTGTTTAGTGAAAAAATATCAATAGCTGAACAGAGAGAAATATTAAATGATGAAATAAACGATACGAATGAAAACGATTAGTTACGCAATAACAGTACATAATGAAATTGATGAGTTAACAACACTATTAAATTTCTTACAAACTAATATCAGAAAAGAAGATGAAATCGTAATTCAATATGATGAAACATCTGTAACTAATGAAGTAAAGGAATATGTTACTTTAATGGATTCAATGCATGAGAATCATATAGTAGTTGGATTTTCACTTAACAAAGATTTTGCATCATTCAAAAATAACCTAAAATCACATTGTACTAAGGATTATATTTTCCAAGTAGATGCTGATGAAATTCCTCATGAATATTTGGTAGAATATCTTGGTGAGGTTTTGGAAACTAATCCTGTTGATATTGTATTCGTTCCTAGAGTAAATACAGTAGAAGGATTAGAACAATCACATATTGATAAATGGAAGTGGAATGTAAATGATAAAGGATGGGTAAACTTTCCTGATTATCAAACAAGAATTTATAAAAATACTGAAGATGTAA